CTCTATCCACACAGGCTAATTCTCCAATAACCATCAAACCTATCTGTCTCATGCCATCATTGAAGAAAGTATAACTATTTCCAGTCATAACAGGTTCAAATATATGACATCTTTCAATGATAGAATACACCCACCTCCTTCCAGCCTCGGTTGAAACAATCTCAGCAAGATCGTTGATGCGCATATCTTTAACAACCTGTGCTCTTAGCCTTTGTCTTTCAGCACCTTCATTATCAGTTACGCTATATTTCCTTGGGTTCTTGTTCATCTTATACCACCAGCAGCGCCCTCAAGCAATGCACTGAGTGCGTTTTGTCCACTCATGTCAGTCTCAGATAATGTCTTTCCTTGCTCTATAATCTGCTGCATCTGAGCCATTTGTGCTGCTTGTCTTTCTGCTTCAGCCCTTTGTCGTCGTATTTGTTCACGCACCCTTGGATCAGTAAGCATCCTCTGTGGTATCTGAATAGCAGATAAATACCCCTCACCGATAGCATCAGGATCTAATATGTCTCTTGCTTCAGGATATAGACTCGCAAGTTGTGCAATGAATGCTGATCCCTGTTCTATCTTTGCTGATTCTATCATCTGTTGAGCTTGGGCAAGTATCGATACATATTCAATAGTTATCTCTTGGTCTACAATGTCTGGCGGCGGTGGTGGCAACAAACCACCTCTAAGCATGATACCGAATATTCTATTGATGGCATCATCAAGATATTCATCTGCTCGCTCCAACGCTGGAGACAGCATTAAGAGCTTTTCTTGCTGTATCTCCACAACCTCTCTGGCGGTCTTCTCAGCACTGCCGCCAGACCTCATCATCAAAGCAAGGAACAAGTCTTTGTAATACGCTTGATCTATCAACTGTCTCAATTCACTCAAACTCAACTGTATGCCATTAAGGTCAGGGGCAACCTCGTACAGTGGTTTTATGCCCCCGCCCGATCCAGACACCATACCTGAATAAAATGACAACCCTCCTGGCGCGGCATTGACTATTTTGTCCATGTCTGCCACAGGCGCCTGCAGTGGTGGGTTGACTGACTTCTCTATACCTACTCCTCTATCTCTTTGTGTGGCATGGAGCTCCTTGCAGTCAGGAAGCACTACCCACCCTGGCCCGAAACCATAATCATCTCTACCAGCTATCTCCCACCTGAATGTGGCGAACGGTTTTTCTTCATAGCCCTTGACCTCAAGCACTCCCTCGTCGTCTTCTGAGGCCTCAGCCTCAAAATACACAGACCTATATGGCATGTTTCTGTTGCTCCTACCATCACGAATACGCTCATCGTTTGGCTCTATGGCATGTATGATGTGATGCCATTGCTCTGTGTCGTTACGATCATACTCATTTCTAACCTGCCTTGATACGTTTTTCTTGCCAAAAGTATTTACGAGCTCCCATGTACGCATGTAGAAAGACCTATATAATGTATTGTTTCGAAGCGTATAATCAGATGCCAGCGCATATTCGCCAATCATCAATGTATGCGCTCGTATGACATCTTCAAAATCTTCAAGGAATACAGTAACACCTGTGCCATACGTTGGGACTTGACTCCATACACCATACGTACCTTCGTAAAAATTACTCTGTCCCATTACAAAAGTCATACGATAAGTAACCTCGTCCAACCATCTACGTATGGCAGGGAATCTCGACATCTCTGGATCTGGTAGGCTGGCACGCCACCATTGTCTTGATTTAGACGTCATGCCGCTTTGCAGTCCTGCCGCAGTAACACGAGCAGCCATTGTTGGCCACGATGTAACCATATCATCATCCCCGCGCCGCGGCCTCGTCTCAAAGCCAGGATACAGTGCACGCCCGTACTGTGGCAGGACATAACTACACAAGTCCTTCCATATAGGCTCCCAATGTGACCTATTGTAGAGCAACTCTTTGTGACGTTTCTTGTATTTCTGTATGTCGGTCACACCAGGTAACTGCATTTTTACGCCCCCATCTGTTTACGAAGTACTGTTTGTGGCTGCTGAGGTTGAGGTGCTCCACCACCAGGGCGACCTGTCTGGCTTCCTCTCGTCAGCCATGTAGACTCAAAACCCTGTCTGGCTGCCGCACGCCTACGTTCTAAGTCCTTACCAACCATGGAACGTTCGTCCTCTTGCTCCATGATAGGTGGAGGTGGTGGCTCTATCATCGGTGGTGGTTTAGGAACATCAAATAATCCACACATTTATCATACCTCCAATTTTTAATTATTTACCAACACGGCATGCGGCCCTCCACCAATGGACCGAGACCTGCCGCCTGATACAAAAAATCTATCACCATTAACACCTAACCTTTTTACTACAGGATAAGCAAAAGTCAGAGCCAATGCATCTGCTCTATCAGGGCTAGGCAACTTACGCACTTTCTTTATGGCCTGCTTCGACTCAAGCTTCATCTTACCAGATTGTCTATGGTAGTCGTAGTATGGTGTAACTAAATCATCGCGCAGTTTTCTATCGTCAGGTATAGCCCCACCGCTCTTCAACCATTCCTTCATCTCATACCACATCTCCATGCGCTTGTTTGCAAGCTCTGGGCGACTGGATGCTGCAGAACTATTAACACCAACGACCTTATCACTCATACCCATGCGCCTCAACTGGTCGACTACACCTGCACCTACACCAGTTACATCAACGAAGATCTTATCAGCATTTCTCTCTACGGCGAATCTATATATCTTGTCAGCGTATTCAAGAGTATCTATATCAGTGCCTTCCCATAGTTTCTCTGAGTATAAACCTTGTCGCAAAAATAAACAACTACTATCGTCACCAAAGTAACTCACGTCAGCCCCAAGTATCACAGGAGCAAAGTTATACTCACTATCATGCAAGAACCTATGTATTGCTGCTTCGACCAACTCAAGTGGTATAAACTGCTGTACCGAGGCGCTAGGGAACTCACCAAGCACTCTGACACGGTATTGGTCACTATCCTCGCCATATTCCTGCTTCATTAGCTCTATATATTCTTTAGTTACGAGCGGCGAATCAAGACATGAAAAAGTATATGTATCCCACAATCTTCTGTTGTTGTTGAATGCTTCGTAGAAGTATCCAGTGACCATTGTAGGGTTACCTGTCATAACAACTCTGGCATTACTGGTAGTGAGTGTGCCTCTCATTACCTCGAATATCTCGTTAGGTACCTCAGCGGCCTCATCTATCAGAAACATGAGGTTCTTAGCGTGGAACCCCTGCAACGCACTTGGCTGATCACGGCGTGCTGTACGAGCTACGGCGTATTGCTTCTTACCACATCCTTCTATGGTAACACGATCCTTAGTGACAATAGTTGCGTCGGCCATGTCCTTGGGCATCTTCATACGCCATGAGTCTATTTCTGACCACAACACGTCGTTGAGCTGGTGAGCTGATGGTGCTGTACATGGTATCTCTACATCTAACCTTGTCCAAAGATACCACAGCAGAGACCATGCAAGAGTAGATGTGTTATGTGTTGGTACGAAGTCCTCACCAGCGAGGTACATATGGTCTGGTGCCTCAACCTCGATACACATACTTTCTTTCATGCCAACTTCTTCTATACGGTCAATCCAACGCTTGAGATATCTATCCTGGACATTGTTGTGCAGGTTCTTTTGTTTTCTACTGACATAACCTAAACATACACCAGGCTTAAAACGAATAGTTACGTTGTAGGCATCGTTGCACTGGACTTTGTAACCGTCTTCATCGGTATAATATGCTTTCTTTGTTGCTTTTTGTGCGATAGCAATACCACCAAGTGATCTAACCAGCCACACAATATCATCTCTAAGCCTGGGGCTTGTGGTTGTGTATACACACACACCTCTTTTATCGATATACCCATCAGTGTCAATCAAACCACGTAGAAGCTCAAAACGATCTTCTATAGAAGAGTATTTATATATGTTAGGAATAAACTTTTCATATGCATAGCAATTAAGTAATCCAATTTCACGCAAATATTTAGAGCATCCACGACTTGTAATTTTAGTATTATCAACGAACGAAACATCGATGCCTAATTCTTTGAAGCGTTCATATATTTCAATCTCTGGTTTTTTGATTATACCGCTGCCGCGACATCCATCACCGATCCAGCAACCTACGAAATACGGGTGGAGTGGCAGCTCTTTCTTCTTACGGAATGCCACAGGCTCATATGGTGGTATTTCTATTTGCCTTGCTGTGCTGATACCATTACTTCTACGGCACAGTGGGATCAACTCTTCAGTAGTTGCAATACGCCAACCACGTGAATATCGTCTTTCTTTACGAGTCTTGACCTTCCACAAGTGGTCGCCAGATGCTTCTAACGAGCTACCATCGGTAAAAATTACTTTGTATATTTTTAACTTGCCCTGTGGATAAATAGCTTTTATTCTAGTTGGTGAGCCATCAAGGCCAAATACATCGTCACCAACTTTAAGATCACCCCAGAATCGTGGTCCATCTGGTGTCATGGTAATTGTGTCCATTGTTCCCGCTTTTCCGACCCCATGACCGCTCTTCACAGCAACATGTGCGTTGTCCTTTGCTATGGCCTTTAAGAGCTTCTCCTGCTGTGGTGTGGGCGTGGCACCAAAAATCTCTCGCACGAAGAGGACTGGGTCTTTACGGTAAGCAGCAAATTTATTGATCAGGCGCTCGTTAATCTTCGTCTTCTGTCAACTCCACACTTGTCGGTAATTCATCGTCCATGCACTTCTCAAGAGCACTTAGTAGACTGGCAGGGCTAAAATTAACATTGACCTGATCCACAAAGTCACCGCTTGCCTTGGCGAGGAGCTCACTTGCTCGTATTTTGTCCTTGTGGCTGGCTTCTTCGTCGTTCATTATGCGTGCCCAGAAGCGCTTTCTTGCTGTTTGTGACTTGACTACCACATCTGCCTCTGGGTCGGCAGCATTTTCGATTGCAGCGTAAAAGTCATCCCTGAGGAGCAGTTCGTGGGCTTTCTTGGAAGGATTGTCATAGCCCACCATACGACAGGCCTTAGCCACATCGTTGATGCCTGCTGCCACAAGGTTTATGACGGCTCGTTCTTTCTCGGTGAATGAAGACTTGATCCCTATGTTAGATACTGGATACACCTCCCCTCAAGTATAAAGCGTGGACTTTATCCACAGTATACATTATAAACAGATGGTGCATATTTGTCAAGTGGTGATAAAAATTGAGCCACACCTGCGCAGGTGTGGCTCGTGTTCGGTAACTCTATCCACATACCAAAGGAGGAGGTTTTGTGGTAGTTTAATTAAAGCACGTTGGGCTATATACTGTCAAGGTACTAAAGTACTCGGAGTTCAAAATTACCATGAATGTGGGGGTGGGGTACCTTCGCGCGCGCCGAACGCCAATCCCCCTCCCCCAGGGGGTGTGTAACATTGTATACAGAGCACACCACATCTCATATTGCACTATGAATACAATGTATCATATACAATATGTGGCATATAACATAAAGAGTGTATGATTGCATACAACATACACAAAACAGAGATAAGAGCACATAGGCAAGATGAGCTTGGCTATGCGTGCTTAAGGTAAAGATAAAGTCATCGTGTATACATGCATGTATACACGAAAAAACACTTGACAAACAAAACATAACGACTTATACTACAAGCACAAAGAACAAAGGAGGAGGAGTAAGAATGACAGACGTAATGGACTTGGCAACAGGTAACGTTTACACCTACGACGCAAAACCAAAAGAAGCTTTAATAATGTGCTTTGAACAAATCTCAAAGGGCAACTACAACACATGGAGCTATAATTTCAATCAATCAATAGTTGAAACTGATCTTTGTTACAGTATTGGCGATGTAGCAGTGTTTAAGGATGGAAGAAGCATAAAGTAGACCGCAAAGGAGGAGGCGGAGGAAGCATGAAGATAACACAAAGGTTTAAGGACAAGTTGGCAATAGCTAAAAAGCGAGGTTATCAGAGAGTTTATGTGGTAGTAGGAGCTTATAAAGCAACGACATATTGCTACTTCGTCGACATCGACGAGCTTCTGTCTCTACCAGTCGGCGCAACATATAACCGCCCAGCGCGCTATACATCGCGCTGGGCTGGACATCCCAACACCCGCCAAGCTACATCAACAGATATAAAATATAGCGAAGTATTAAACCTACAATAATAGAAAGCCATGGGCGCCAAGCAGCGCCCATGGCTTGTAGGTGTTGGCAAAAGAAGCAATAAAAACATCCGCCAAGAGGCGGAAGGAGGAGGGAACAAGAAATGAAAAACTGGGAAGAAACGGCAGTTAGAATAGCAGAAGAAGCAATAAAGAGCTATGAGAACAATAAGCAAGAAGCAGAAAGATTTATATTTAATGAAGCATGCGACTGTAACGAGGTAAAACACAGCACGCTATCATGTCAGACCATATTAGACGCATTGTTTACAGACCACAAGGCACTTGAAGAGGCAAAAAAACAAATGCGCAATGTGTATAAAGCATCACCATGTTTGGAATATATAGCAAGAACATTGGTACTTACTATGATATACAACGAAGCAATAGAATATTACAACAAAAAAGCAAAAAAGGAGGAGGGATAAAATGTCTATGTGGGAAGCTACAGCAAGAGATATAGCAGAGTGGGCGTGGGAGGAATTCAAGGACAACGAAGAAGAGGCGATAAACTTTATTTGGGAATCCGTGGACGGCTGCGGAAGCGTCATCTACACTGCGGAAGCATACGAAACAGTGAGCGACGCTCGAGTAACAGATTGCTATACATTCGAGGCAGCAAACATAGAACTAATCGAGATTGGAAGCGACCATATAGGCAAAGGCGAAACCATAGACGATTTAATAACGAGATTAGCTTTTCTGATAGTGAACAGAAAAGCAATAGATTATTATTATAGCATACTCAAAGAAAAAACAGAAGAGGAAGAGGAAAGGGAGGAAGAGGAAGTATTATAATCAAAGGAAGGGGCCTTTGTGCCCCTTCCTTATTTTTATTGTAGTTCAACGAATACCACATTTTATTAACTGAAATTAAAGGCGGAAGGCGGTATTCGGAGGAGGTGGTCACGTGGGGGAGATGACAGGCGGAAGGAGGCCAAGGTCATGAGGTGCAAGGTGTGCGGCAAAGAGTTACCACATGGTGAAGTATTAGAGGTTGACTGTGGAGTTAAAGTCGAGGTGTGCACTAATTGCGCACATACAATCAAGGAGGTAGGTAAAATGATAGATGATAAGGTGTTTTTGTCTGAGGCGGCCAGCGAATATTTACAATCAGACGAGCTCAAGGAGGCGTTCTGTGGCGATTGCCCATGGAACGTATACCATCCTGGGTATTTCAACAGCATTTCAGGGGCGGTTGACCCGCCCTGGAACGAATGCCCTGCAGACCTCGACGTCAGCAGCGATAAATGCTACCACAAGAGCGATTACGAGGAGATCGTGGCGCTCTTGGCGGAGGCCGACGAAGTGGCGGGGATGCGGAAGGTCGTTCGAGTGCTGTAAACTGCAGGCGGAAGGAGGCGGGCGCCACAGTAATAGTGGCGCCCTTTTATTATAGCCGCAGAACTTTGTATACTGTGCATTGTATATTGCTCTTAAGCAAAAGAATCCACACGAGCGCCACTCATAAAATCGTGTGAACCCGCACCACAACTGGTTATATATAGGAATGAAAATTGTGTTACCACAAATCGAGGCGGTGACTCCTTAGGTGACATATATACACAGCTCGCATGTGGTAGAAATAAAAAAAAGACCACAAGACAGCTCTCTCTTGTGGCTTCCTATAGAATTGTATACAAAAAACAATGCTCAAAAATCGGTGACACCTGGGGACACGTGCGTGACACTTTAGTTATGCCAGTATTACTGGTATTTGCAAGGCTTTATGGGGGCCGTGACACTGTGACACCAAAACGAAATGGCCGTGACCCCTTTTTTGGAAAGAGGTGTCACAGCCCGTCGAAAATCGTCCAAACCCTTGCAATCACCGTTTGGTCAACATTGGTCACAGGTGTCACACAGGTGTCACCATGTGTCACGCTTTTTGCCTCTTTGCGTGGTTTATCAACATTATAGGACATTTCGGTGATTATTTCCTTCTTTTTTAATTCGTGGAGTATTAAATTCGGTGTGATTTTAGCCTTGCCTAACATTTGGTGACACCTCCCCAAATAGGGTAGTGTCACCAAATTGTGTATACACTCCTTGCTTTCTATGTCAACCAAGCTTTCCGTTCTCCCGTAGAACGGCATTTTGTTCTTTGCATACAATACACAACCATCATTTTCCATCCTGTGGAACGTATTTCCACCAAATAGATCATCGTTCCTAACAGTGATCCACTCACACTGTTCTCCTACTGTGGTCACCGTATCATCATCATAAAGACTGTTCCATTTTTTTGAGTTTTGTTCCATTGTATGGAAGGGATGTTTCCCAGGCCTTGCGGCATCGAAACTTGAGTTTTCTCTAACGCTTTTCGTAGTTAGCATAAATCCGTTCATCCCTGAGCCTCCTTGTGGTGTTTTCCCCACTTCACCCTAATGCTAATATTAAATACATAAAGTCATCACTAATGCGCATTATATTATTACGCCGTTCGCCGTCTTCTCTTGTGGTGCTTGTGATATTCAAGTAGATACTACCCCACACTTATTCTACCACCCCATCCCATAAAAACACTTAGGACCACAGTCCTATTTATCTCCCTATCCATTAGGACTGTGGCCCTATCTCGTTCATCTTGCCTACTCTTCTTCTTTCAGCGGGCTCTCAGTCAACCATTTAAGGTGCTGTGGTATCTTTACTGTTATTGTCATACCTCCCTCCACATCCTTGGGTAACAAGAACCACCACATCGGCATCCCATACGCCAATGACACCTTCCGTAACATCGACATCGACGGTGTGCGTCTTCCACCTTCGATGTCGGCCATATACTGGGGGTGTATCCCTAACAATGTGGTCGCCTCGGCCCGTGACAGGCCCACCATCTCACGCGCTCGTTTCAGTCTCCACCCGATATCCTCCATACTACCCCTCCTTATGTTTAAGTCTACATATATTATAAGCTCTCGTTCCCATAAAAGTCAACCGTGTATACATGAATGTATACACAAAAAGGACTTGACAACCACGACTAAGGAGCTTATACTACAAGCACCAAATGATAATAAGGGAGGAGGAGATTAAATGAGGGTGGCACTAATGCACAAACATTATGATGAGGAAAAACTAAAAAGGGTAATCGAGGAAATGAAAGTCCTCGGAGCACCCAAGATAAAGGCGGTGTGGATGGAGGTCTATGGATGCTGGGCGGCCCTTGAGGGATGCCACCGCTTACGAGCGGCTAAGGTATTAGGGTTCACCCCAGAAATAGAGGAGATAGACTATGACGAGGACGTTACACTTGAGTCTATAGGGTGTGATTGCCCAGATGAGTCAGTCACTGTGGCATATATTGCCGATGGAGCATTCGATGCAGAAGTAATAGAATTCGAAACAGAAAACTAAATGGGCTTGACAACAAAACCATTAGGACTTATACTATAAGTATCAAAGACAGGAGGAGGATGTGGAATGAGAACAGCACAAGAAGAAGCACATAACACAAAGGAGCAACGACTCCTTGATGAAGGCTGGAGGATCCTCGCCAACGACAATGACAATTTTTTCGTTGTGGAGTCACCATACTTGGGGCTCCAGGTTCTTCACTTCTACTTTGACGCCGCCAGTAATACGCCCATGGTCGAAGGATACTTCACAAGCTCATTCGACTTCAAAGCGCGGAACGAGCTACTTAACGATCCCGAGAAGTTTATTGGTAACTTCTACCTCCACACATCGGTGGCAGAACCAGACTGGTGCACCCAAGAAGAATACTTATTGCGGTAAGCCCGCTAAAAGGAGGAGGAATAGAAATGGTAAAGATAATGAATTTAACATCCCACTCAGTTAGTTTGCGGTCAGAAACTGGCGAGGTCTACGAAGTCCCTCCTTATAAAATATTAAACGATGCTATTATTGATGATGTATCTATGTTGAATAATCTTACTAAAGATCACTCCGATGAAGTGATCATGATAGGAAGGGTTGTCCATGCACAAAACCTTCCAGGAGGAATATTCGCGCTCATAGCAAAATAAAAGGAGGAGAGTAATATGGCTAAGATAGTTAAGAAAAGAAAGTTCTACAATGAAGAAAAGGCAGTAAAAGTCACAAACAAGGATGACATGGTAGCCATAAACTTTGCAGCACTGGCCGCAGCCACCCCCACATTTGACGACCATCCTTGGGAATATATTTGTATACGAGAGGGTAAGGTAACAAGTTATAATCGCTCGTAATATATACGAGGCGGAAGGAGGAGCAATTATGATAATCCCCATGACAAATTTCACCCTGCTTCGTAAGGCAGGGTTCAATAAGAAAATGTACAGGCGCCTTGCTAAGGAACTTGGCGGGATCAGGAACTATGGTCCACATATTCCCATTCACATTATTAAAATCCTCAACACTTGTGGTCTATATAGTGCCGTGTGGGCATTACGAGCATGTCCATGTGCAGAGAAATTTGCTTTAATGTTTGCGTACGATTGCGCAGAGCACGCACTCAGATTGCAAGACCATCAATTTAATGAAGTGCTAAAAATAGCGCAGCATATCGTCCATGATGCCGCTAAGGCTGATGAAGTACTCACAGCACAAAACATGCTTCAAGAGGCCCTACAAAAAGTCACTACACCGAGCGATGCACTGGCTACCACTATGCTACTCAAGCTTCTGAGTAAGCCCCCTTCAGAAGCACCGTACTCTGTGGCCACGCGCGCCGCGGCATACGTGGACCACATAGACTCTCATCGCCACTCTCCTCCATGGTTGGCGTTGCAACATGAGATGGAGTGGCAGAAGCAACACTTCGTAGAATTATTAAATGCGGATTTACAGCAAGGAGGTGTTAATAATGTCATGGATTGAAACAGCAATTGAGATCGCTGGGAGCGCATTTTACGGTTATGACGACCCAGAAGAAGCCATAAGGCATATTCGAGAGCGTGTAGAAATGTGCCCTGATGTGGTACTTATGGCTAAGGTTTATGATACGATAGAGGATGCGCGAGTAAGGGCCTCCGACATATATAGTAAGGCCCGTGAGCAGTTAATTAAAGAGAAACCACAACCAAATGAGACAATGGACGATATGGTGAAGAGGCTGGCGTTTTGGATCATATACACTAAGGCTGTGGAATACTACAAATATATGAAGGAGGAGTAGTTATGATAAGAATACTTGATCGTGATGATATAGACGCTGTGAGGTTCGCTCTCGCGGCGAGGGGCAAGGATGAATATAAATATTTATGCATAATAAACAACAAGATTACTGGCACTGACGTGCGAAGAATGCATAGAGCTACACTTAATTCAATAGTCGTAGATGACGGTCTATATGATGTGTTAAAAAATAACAAAAAAGAAGTCATATTAGATCGTGTGGCTGACGATACAGGTTATCCTTCTATAGAATCTTTCATTAGTTCCGAAGGTAGAGTTGTGGAATTACCCCCCCAATATGTAGTTAAGGGGTCATTCCTTGCTGCCACAATAGTTTACCTTGTAGGCGCCAATGGTCAAGCAATGAATCCTCAATACATACTTGATGTGTGTAATATCATTGAAGATAGATTGCCATGTAGCGTTACAATTACATTGCCTTCAGATCCCACTTTCCCAATACTTATAAAACAAAACGATAGCACGGCCATCGAAGCATTGATTATGCCTGTCACAGTTCATGAGGACATACGCAAACAATTAAAGGAAAAGGAGGAGGATTGACATGGCATTGACCAATTTAAATGAAATATTGCATAGGCATAAACTATGGCTGAACTCTGATAAGGATGGCCAGAGGGCTGTATTCAAAGATATGGACCTCTCTGGTATCAACTTTAAGGGCGAAGACCTGAGGGACGCCGACTTCAGGCATACTAATTTAGAATCGGCAGTATTTACTAACACTGATTTACGCGCCGCCAGGTTCGACAATTCAATACTTTATCGAGCCACATTTCATGGAGCAAACTTGAGGGAGACACGCTTCATCATGTGCAACCTTGAGCGAGCTGACCTTTCTGAGGTTGGTGCCATTGGAGCCAACTTCAATGAATCTAATATGAGGGATGCGTGTCTCTATGGTGGCGACTTTAGAAATGCCACATTTAGGTATGTTGATTTCCGTGGTGCCGATATGAGAGAAACCGACTTTAGAGGTGCTGACCTGTCTTTGTCGGCATGGCCCCTAAGTAAAGATTCTGTAGGCGTAGAGGTAGACATACGATTCGTCTATTATCTCTTAGGTCATGTGGCTTGCCTAAGATGTAGTGATCCTGAGTTTGAGGAAATAAAAGCAAAGATCATGCCACATGTCTCTAAGAGCCGCAGAGCATTAGAGTTGCTCTTAGAGTAAAAACGAGGTGAGGAAATAAATGAACAGATACTGGATAGAAGCCATGTCAGATTGGACTCCCGAGGTTCCAGCTGCTCCGCCAAGAAACTTTAAAAATCTTGCCAAGGAGATTAAGTTTATTGAGGAGATTAAAGAGTTAGAACGAGAGAACATAGAACTTAGGAGGACGTTAGAAAATGCAATAACCATTATCCGTCAACTCGATTATAAGATAACCGAACTTAAAGCTGAAATTAGCTTACTAAAGGAGGAAGAAGATAAAGAGCATGGTTTAACGGCTGAGTTTTTCCGTATGGTGGGCAATGAACCAAACTCGTTATTAGATGCCCTACCGTGGGAGGAAATTAACGCGGAGCTGCCGTACAATGCTGACTTACCACATAAGGAAGACGAGGAGGAGGGTGAATAATATGAAAAGATATTTTACGGTGCTTGACGAAGACGGGACGTCATTGCGTGCTGGCAACATTGTTACATGGTCATTGCCTACCCGCAATGCCGACGGGACTTGGACTCCAGGTGACTGGATGCCACGCGTCGAGGGTGAATTGTCGTTATATGGTGATGGCTATAAGGTTGGCACGCTTGACCAGATAATTAACTGGTTAGGCCCCAGGATATTTGAAGTTGAAGTTGGTCATGAGATCATACACGACAAAAAGAAATCAATCGTCAGAACCTGCCGACTACTTTGTGAATTTACTAACTGGAATGAAAAGAGTGCTCGGCTCTTTGCCTGTGATTGCGCCGAGCGAGTACTCCACATCTTCGAGCATGTATTTCCTTCGGAGGATGCGCCACGCAGGGCGATAGAAACAGCGAGGCGCTATGTTAATGGCAAGGCAACACTCGAAGAACTAAAAGCAGCACGGGAAAAGGCAGAATATGTTGAAATACATATACCATCAGAAATCCCTCGAGCATGGGGTAGCTATGTCGATGCTGTGTGGGCAGCAGCATGTGCCGCCATGGGAACAGCAACACACAGAGAAAGTATGGATAAAACATGTGGCGTAGTAACATCTGTAGCTCGATATGCAGTAGAGGCAATTAAAGTAGCTGGAGGAGACTATTTAGCCTCCGCAGAAACTCATTGGCAGGCATGTCGCCTGCTTGATATTCTGGAGGGATAATTATGGCCATCCTTGCTTGGACGAAGGGACAGCGCATCTACGTTCGCACACCGTACGAATTTAAGGATATCATGAAAAATATAACGGGCGGAAGGTGGGACGCCAAGGAAAGGGCATGGCACTATCCACGATCCTACCGCACGCTTGCTGAGATTATGAAGTCACTCCCTGGCCCCATTGGTCTAAGCGAGGATCTAATGAAATTACTTGAGGAGGGGGATCCTTATGAGAAGGCCGCATCAATAAAGGAGGCCACCAACCTGCCCAACCCTCCAATATGCAAGGGCAACGATTGGCTACACCAGCGTAGGGCATATTGGTGGGCGAAGGACTTACCAGCAGTCTTGCTTGATATGTGGATGGGAAGCGGCAAAACAAGAACAGCCATAAATATCGTCCAGAATTGGTATCCCCAGGGCAACGCGCGAGTCTTGATAGTGTGCCCCCCTAACGTTGTGCCAGTGTGGGAGGAACAAATACAGCAGCACGCTGCCATACCATGGAAGGTTACTCTACTACCTGCGGGTAAGCCCATACCCAAAAGAGCTGAGATAGCAGAGCAGGCGTGGCAGATCACTGAACATGGAGCTATCACAGCTCTGGTATGCAATTACGAGGCCGTCTGGAGAAATGCATTAGGTGAATGGGCGTTATCTAAGGAATGGGATGTGGTTGTAGCAGATGAGGTACACCACCTTCGTAGTCCTGGATCTAAGCAATCACTATTCTTTGCAAAGCTTCATAAGCGAAGCAAGCGTCGTCTTGGCCTTACTGGCACCCCTCTCCACGATGGTCCATTAGATATCTACGGCCAGGCCCGTTTCTTGTGTCCCGAAGTGTTTGGTACAAGTTTCGCCAACTTCAGGGCAAGATACGCTCGTATGGGTGGGTATGGTGGATACCAGGTGTTAGGATATCAAAACCTGGATGAGTTTTACGAAAAATATAAGTCTTTTACGTTCACCGTAAGCGCCGACGAAGCATTACCAGACCTGCCCCCCATTGTGTTTGAACGCAGGATCTGTGAACTGAGTCAAGAGGAAAAGAGGGTTTACAATGCGCTGGAGCAAGACTTGATAGCTCAAATAAAGGATGGCTTTGTCACCGTCAACAACGCCCTGACCAAACTGATCAAACTTCAACAGGTAACGTCAGGATACGTCAGGGATGATGACGGTATCGACAGGCACGTAGGTGACAGCAAGAAACAATTACTTGCTGAGGTCCTATCGGACCTACCAAAGAACGAGCCAGTTGTGGTCTTCTGTCGTTTCACACATGACCTCGATGCAGTGCATGAGGTGGCAAAGCTGGACGGTAGGAAAAGTTTTGAATTATCGGGGAGGAGGCGAGAGCTTGAAGAATGGACAAACTCAGGAGGAGGTGAGGTGTTAGCAGTACAGTTAAAGGCAGGCGGCGAAGGTGTGGCAATGTATCGCGCCAGGTATGCCATAGATTACAGCTTGAGTTTCTCACTTGGTGAATACAACCAAACTCGTAGCCGCCTGCAGCGACCAGAGCAAACAAGACAAGTAATCTCAATAGCCCTGGTTGCGGCAGGCACTGTGGACGAAAAGATTTACAAAGCACTCAAACAGAAAGAAAAAGTAATAGAGACCATAATGAGGGGGTATTGCAGTGAGTGACGCAATGAGTGATCTTCTAAAAAAATACATTGAAGCCGAAAGAGAAAAAAGAAGGATAGAAACAGAACTACAGGAGGTGAAGGCCAAGCTTCAAGAATTATCAGAACAAGTGCTCAATATATTCGAGTTAGAGGGCCTCCAAAGCCTCAAACTTGAGGATGGTGTTACAATAGCCCTACGTACCGATATCAGAGCCAATATCCCAGCAGACAAGCGCGAGGAGGCCTACGAAGAGTTTAAACGTCAAGGCCTTGATGGTATCGTAAAAGAGACCATACATCCCAAGACCCTGGAGGCCTGGGTCAGAGAGTACGCAAGCATAAATGGTGTAGAATTGCCCGAGTGGGCAGCCCCATATGTGGAAGTTTATGAGCAAACAAGGCCAGTAATTTTAGGTCTAAAATAAAATAAGGAGGGGATAAGTATGGCAAACGAATTAGTGAAGGCAGAGGGTTTTGCAATTGCAACACAGGGTGACAAGATCCAGGTAGTGCTCGAGGCTAACCTTGGTGGTGACAAGATCAATCAATTCGACCTCGACAAAGTTACTGTCCCCGCAGGTGGAGGTATCTCGTGGGAGGTCCCTGGGCTTATGGGACCTGAGTCCACGCCTGAAATCGAGGGCGTGATCGTTGGGTGGAAGCCTGTGAGGTCGTTGTACTTAACAGACTTTAAGGACAATCCAGGCGTACCACCAAACTGCTCGAGTGATGACGGTGTGGTGGGATTCGGAGATCCACTTGGTAAGGGTATCGAGGAACGTAGGGACTGCGCTACGTGCCCTATGAATCAATGGGGCAGTGCTGTGAATGGTCCAGGCAAGCGATGCGCCGAGCGAAGGCTGCTATTTGTCCTACGCAAAAACGACAGGATCCCCATAATGGTCGTCATCCCACCCACGTCATTGAAGAACGCCAAAGCATATTTCCTGCGACTGGTACAGAACAATGTACCATACTACGGTGTTATCACTGGGCTAACGCTCTCCAAAGTTAAGTCCAAGGCTGGGATAACGTATGCCCAGGTTGAGTTCAAAGCCAAAGGATTCCTCACCGATCCAGACGTGGAAATGTTCAGGTCGTATGCGGAGTTCTTTGGCAATGTGATCAAACAAATCAAGTTCGATCCTGAAATTGTGACACCAGAGTAGGATGCCTTCTGTCCACATAGAGGGGCCTCGCGGCCCCTCTATTACTCACAGTGCGTAAGGAGGTGAAGACGTGCTTGACTATATACCTACAACAAAAGGCCTGTGGTCATACATATGGACGCTGAAGGACAAGTTGTCCTATTGGTTCCCGTTGGACAACGAAGGCATACAGGATGCCAAGGGCTACGTCGAACGTCACAAAGACGAAACTGACATGTATATAGCTGTATCTTTCTTTGATTCCCAGGGAGACATGACCAAGCGTGGCAAAGCATCCGACTCTGCTGGGATCTACGGTCTTTGGCTTGATATTGATGTGCAATGTATGATGCGTTCGAGGATCGACTTACCACGAACCACAGCAGATGCTATAAAGATCCTCGAGGATGGACCCAAACCATCGCTGGTGATCAACTCTGGCTATGGCCTCCAAGCATGGTGGCTCTTTGACGAGCCATTTGTATTCAAGACTCCTGAGGATAGGTTGACGGCATCCAAGCTTGCTGGTGCATGGAACGAATGGTATCGGTTAAAAGCATTAAAGTTTGGTTGGGGGTTGGATAGCGTCAGTGACCTCGCTCGAGTGATGAGGGTTCCTGGCACGTATAATTTTAAGGGTGATTTCCCCGTTCCTGTATCAATAGTAGAAGATAACCAGTGTGTATACAATGTATCAAGTTTAACAGAACTTATCCCCCCAGAAGCGTGGGATGCTCGACGCGGCACAAGTGATCCCTCGATATCTGTAAATATCGTCATCAACCCCAACGCCGACTATCCTCCACAGTTTTCCGCTATGTGCGCAAACATCGAAAACTTCGCTAAGACATGGACACATAAAAAACCTATCAAGGATAGGTCTAACAGTGGCTATGACTTAGCCATTGCATCTTATGCAGCTATGGCAAACCTATCTGACCAAGAAATATGCGATCTACTGATATGCCACGCCAGAGAGCAGAATTTCCCCATTAAGCGTCTTGAATACTATCAAAGGACCATAGCCAAGGCTCGTGAAGGTGGCCAGCTTGGTCTTGCGCCAGAAGAAACACATGACGTATCCTCTATCATTCCTAAGCTGAAGGACCTGAATGCAAGTGGCCAGGATACTGTATATGCAGAGAGGAAGTCGGTCTTCGCTCTTCTGTCAGTGCTTTTTGGTATACAGGTCTACGATTTCATAGCCTATAAAACGGATCCGAGAGAATATGAACTTTTTACAGAAAACGGTAAGGTGTTCTTCCATAAGGGACAAGAGGACTTGGCCACATCGAATGCATTTAGAAAGCGCGTGGGTGATATAACCAAAGTCTACCCCCCCAGGTATAAAACCGAGGACTGGGATGTAATCCTGCAGGCCCTTAGGTTTGCGGCACGTGACGTTGATATAGGGCCAGAACTATCAGATGAAGCTCAAACGAGGATGTGGGTTGAAAGTTACCTTGCAAGCCATCCTCCGCTCCCTGAAGATAAAATCAGGGATGCCGTCATGGCAAAGAAACCATTTATTAGAGAAGGAGAAATATGCTTCTTCATCGAAGAGTTAAGATCGTGGCTAACGTCACGCGGAGAGAAGATTCAAATGCAGAGACTTGGGGCAAAGTTACAGAGGATAGGCATCCAAAGTAAAAGAGTAAATTACAAATCTACTATTGGAGGTAGGATGCAAGCAAGGGTATGGGTAATTCCATCAGAGATTACAAAACCTGAGGCGGAAGGAGGCTATGACGATGACAATGACAGAAACGAATGAGTTCAGGGTTTTTGGTCCTCCAGGCACAGGTAAAACCACATACTTGGCGCGTCAGATTGAACGTGCTCGAAAGATCCATGGCGGCGAAAATATTTTCGTTACGTCCTTTACGAGGGCCGCAGCCATAGAAATAGCCTCCCGTGTAGGCATAATATTGCCAAAAGCATCAGTCGGTACACTGCATGCACACTGCTATAGGGCACTCGACTTTCCTGAGCTTGCCGAAAACCACATATCAGAGTTCAACGCAAAACATCCTGACCTTGCGGTGAGTGCCGATGTAGATGTAGATGACCCCTTCGATGTACAGCCTGCCACAGCTCCAGGTGCTGAGGCATACCAAGAAATGCAGAGGTTGAGGTCGATGCTCGTACCCCCTGAAATGTGGCCCACAAATGTAAGGATCCTTTATAACGCGTGGGAGGACTGGAAGAGAGGAGATAACCTCCTCGATTTTACCGATCTCCTCGAAATAGCGTTGAAAGATATATCTTTCGCTCCAAACAATCCGGCGGTTGGCTTTGTCGATGAGGCTCAGGACATGACACCATTGCAGTTTGCCTTGGTGCGTAAATGGGGCAGTAAGATGGAAACACTGGTACTTGTTGGTGACGAAGATCAATGTCTGTACCAGTTTAGTGGAGCTTCTCCAGATTCAATGCTCGATCCACCGCTACCCGATGACCACATCATAGTGTTGGGTAAATCATATAGAGTGCCACAATCTGTCTTGTCTTGGTCTGAGAACATTATATCCAAAGTAGAAAGACGACAAATTAAAGAATACAAACCACGGGAGGAGGATGGCAAGGTAGTTGAGGGCAAGGTTAGGTTGTCTCAAGCCAACGCCAAAGACCCATCGATGCTTTTGCTTGAGATAGAAAAAGACATGAAACGAGGCAAAAAAATTATGGTCTTAGCTTCATGTGCCTATATGCTCATTCCTTTCATTCAACTCATGAGGCAGGAGGGCATCGCATACCACAACCCCTACAGATTGAAGCAAGGTGCATGGAATCCCTTGAATCGTGGTAGAGGTACATCATCTGCTGAAAGACTTACGTCATTCCTCAAGTTCTCTAAGTCGTTGTGGGGCGATGATGCTTCATCTACGTGGTCTGCCGATGACCTGCAGAAATGGATCCCACTGATAGACTCCAAAGTATTAAAGCACGGCATAAAAGAAAAACTTAAAAAAGCCAAACCTACAGAGAAACTTACCATAGCCGATGTGTTTTCTGATGAAGATGCTTTGACAATGGTATTTGGCAGTGAGGAAAAGAAACTTGAGTGGTTTGAGGCAAACCTCACAAACGAAGGAAAGAAAAAGATGCAATACCCTCTACGAGTATTAAAGAAAAAGGCCTCGCAGCTCTTATCTCAACCACAGGTTATCGTTGGTACTATTCACAGTGTTAAGGGTGGTGAGGCAGACATAGTATATGTGCTACCTGACTTTGCAAAGCCACAGGTCAGGTCATGGTATAGCGGTGGTGAAGGTAGAGATTCACTGAGGAGGTTGTATTACGTAGCTGGCACAAGGGCCAGAGAGGAACTTGTATTGTGCACACCGTCATATGGTGTGCAAGGATTTCCATTGATGGAGGGGTTGGCATGACAGAGAAAGCCATAGTTAAAAAAATACAGGAGTGGTTTAAGGCTAAGGGCGGAGTATGCCACAAAGTGCATGGTGGGCCGTTGTCGGCTGGGTTTCCTGACTTGATTGGATGTATCGAGGCAAATGCGTGGGTGGTAGAGGTTAAGGTGCCAAACGCCAAACCTCGAGTACCTAAGGAATTACGTGAAAGGTTACCAAAAGAAATGCGTGAGTGGATGGAGAAGGGCGCCACAATGCTCCAGGCCAAGACGCTGTACGACTGGCAGTGTGCTGGTGCCATAGCTATGGTGGCCACCAGTGTGGAGGACGTGGAACGCAGATACCAGGAAGAATATTTTGGTTCTAATATAGGAGGGAAGCACTATGGTGGATTTAAAAGAACTCAATGACGTTGATTGGGAAGTCATAAAGTGGAAGGCACAGGGCCTTACAACCAAAGAAATAAGTGAAGTAATGGTACTCAGCCCACAGACCATCAAGAATAGACTGTCTCAAATTTACGATAAGTTGGGCGTTCGCAACGGTATAGAAATACTCAAAACATTGCATGAGAACGGTGTGGATCCATGGAATGTGGGGTAATCATCATGAACTACACAAATAGTAAAAAATACTGGACAGAAGAAGATAGAAACACTGTCCTACAAATGGATATAGATGGGTATACACAACATGAGATAGCAAAGCATATTGGAAGGTCATACAATTCAGTAAGGCATGTAATGGCCACAGAGGAGTATAAACGCAACAAAGAAATGGCGCTCAACAAGTTAGCGTTGAGCAAAACTTTCGAGCAAGGCACAGTGTATACAATAGAAGAAATGAAGGACTTATCGGGCATAATATTCTTGCCCAGTAACTTTGTTTATGAGGGCAAAACACAAGGGAGGAGGGCTAAGCATATATTCAGGAGCGTGAACGGAGGATACTTGCTCACATTTACAGATATACAACTCTATGGTTTTATATTTAGAGAAGGAGGTGGTGACAATGCCGAAGGGTTACGAGAAGATGCGGGATTCTATCAAGAAGGATCTAATCAAAAAGGGAAAATCACCAGAAGCAGCAGAGAAAGAAGCAAAAAGAATTGCAGCAGCTACGTGGAACAAACATCATCCTGACAACCCTGTTACCAATAAACCGCACAGGAAAAAGAAATAAAAGTAGAGGCCCACAAATCTGGGCCTCTACTGCGGCCAATGCCGCCAGGCTGGTAAGGAGGAGGGAACCCAGCCTTAGTTGCTGTGCGCTACGCACCCAGCAGTTTCAGTAAATGCTAAGTATTACGATAGCCATAACAACTATTAAAGCTGCTATAAAGATAGCCTGTTTCTTGTTTAATATTACTGGTTTCTTGTCGTCCATTTACAACCCTCCCGTCAATCAGCTATCCACACACCCAAGCCAATACCCAACACGAACCCCAATACTCCACCATCCACAAACCCCTTTCTGTATGATTTAGATAAAGCCTTATTCATGTTTTCTTCCATCAATGCCATGCTCTGCTCCAATCTTGCGTTTGTTTCATTGATTTCAGCAAGAGCACTATTAAGCTGTTGCTCAATTGTGGCGATCCTTGGTTTTATGGCTTCAAGCTCTTCGTGCTCTGCCATTGCCCCAGTGAACACTAATCGTCCCCAGTCCCACGGAGCGGCGATCAGTGGTTCATCAACGACGTAACCTGGCATAAGTTTTCTCCAACCATCACTCCACGGTTGTAACTCGTTCGACCATGAGCTTTGAATACTCGTTAAGTTTATCAATAAACTCAGCATCAGAAGCAGACTGCATTTCTTGAATACTTGTATCACCTGCCTTCTTGGCATCACTCATTATAGCTTTAATGTCTTGCCTTATATACTCTATTTTTTGTGCTGCTTCCTTGCTTGCCTTAATAGCTTCTTTGCTCGATTGTATGATTTCTTCGGTGACTATCGATGTTTTATAATTATACCACACAAGGATAGATACACAAATAAAGACGATGACGACCACACTAATCCAAAACGATTTCTTAGACGTATCTATTATCATTACTTCACACCACTCGTGGTATTCATTTTGTGCTCATATGCTGACTTACCAAAATATCCTACAATTATAGTGCTGCCCAACCATTTAAGGAGATCAGCAGACTTGTCAGTTAGCGGGCAAAGTGTGGTTACGTCAAGCACAATGAGCACACATGTAAACACCGTGAAGTACAGTGCTATTAGTTTTGTAAGTGGTAATTTTCTGATCCTGTCGTCTAATGGCATATCATTCACCTAATATTTTAGAAATGAGAGTGGCAACCAAACCACCCATACCTCCTGCTGCCGCTATCATACCCGTGAGTTTAGAGTTGCTCATAGAAACGCGCCACAATCGCTCTGGCACATCGCGTAGCGTGCCAAGCTCGCCTTCGACCGTGCGGATACGCACTTCATGATTTTCTAAAGCCTTCTCATATTTTTTGAACCGACACTCACGTTCAGTCATTTGAGTTTCAATTCGAGTTAACCTGTCATAGATATGACCAAACGAAGATCTGTTTTCATCGCTTAATGTTTGTAGTTGTTTAGATAACTCATTCAAAGCTGATTGTAGCATTTCTATCTCAGAAAGCGTCATACTATCACCTCTTTTTTTAAAGACCAGCCTGCTGCTTGAGTTTCACCACTCGATTGACGATCCATCCCTTAAAGAATTTCTCTTGTGTCCTATCACTTGCAATGATAGATGTGTAGAGTTCAACCCTGTTCATAAGCACGTCGATGCATAAATAGCGGACAAGCGCGTTGGGTTGGAGCCACATATTGTGATCCATGCTGACCACGTCTTTAACCGCTGTGAGCGTCTTCGGCCCCATGATGCCATCTACAACTAGGCTGGGGCCTGCTTTAAGTATGGAGTTGAGCGATTCCTGCAATAATTTAACCGCTGCGCTCGGGCCATGGTTGACCGCCATATCGAATATGATGAGATCGAGAGGATGTGGCAAGCTATCAGCTTTGACCACATCCCAATAACCCTTTTTATAGATGGTCTTAGCATGATCAAGTTTTAAGTTTCTGATAGTCACGTTGGACGGCACCCAACCTTTAGTTTTGGCGGATTCTAATGTGCTTGCTGTGATGCCGTAATTGGTCTCACTGCCTTTGTCTGATGGGTCGTTGCTGTAGCCTCCTTCGAAACCTAAAACTATTTTGAATGCGTCATCAAATCGCATGATTATTACCTCCTTTCCAAAACAAAACCAAAACCAGATTATCACAAAAACAGATAACAGATTCTCAAGTTCTAAAGAAAAGCGGGGCGAGCGCCGATGCTGCGAGTCGAGTACGACCGAATGCCGTGCAGATGCAAGGAGAAAACACCTCTGAAGCTACCATCGTTCCAGTCGCCGCCACGAAGCGCTAACGTTTCTGAATATGATCCAGACGCATCGTTTCTAATATATATTCTGTCCAAACCATGATCAGCCGCCGAACCTGCAGGTGCAATGCCCAACAACTTAGCCAAACTAGGAGCAATACCAGTAACGTCACCAAAATAATTATACACATATGTCGTTGTAGTTCTTGAAGTTATTTCAGTGACTATGCTAATTGGGCTCGTTGCGTCATATTTTAAGGTAGCTTCAGTACCAGGAGCAACAAGCGAACCATCACCAAGCATAGCTTTCCAAGCTTCAGACCCATCGCTGTGATCAGTTTCGGGTAAAGCGGCATCATTGTTAGGTATTACCTGTATTTCACCAGCATTTTGACGAAAACCAGTCGTCCATTGATAAAAATTTCCATTCATTCCCCAAACTCCCCACGGCGATCCGTCATGCATCCATGAAATGGGGCCTGATCCGTTCAACACACGTGCTATTCTATTTGAATACCAATATGCTGGCACACCATAATATTCTGGGCTATTAGCATCTTGATAGTCTCTACCATAATTATTATTCCCTTTCGGCTGAAAACCGTCTTGAAAACAAGACATGGCAATCTCCATCCATTCTGCGTTGGTAACAGCGTGACAACCGTTGCCACCGTTTTTTCCATAAAGAACAGCATTATCATAATTTGGTTGTACGTAAGCTCCAGTCAGCATATTAGACATCCCGTCGAAACCGTACAAGCTCAACATTATAGTCTTGCCATTGCTTACTACATACGGCCCAGGATATTTCCCCATATAATATTGTGAATACGTTTTACTACCAGCAACAAAAGCAGGATGTATATCATTTCCTGCTCCTGGCAGGTAAAATTCACGTATTTGAGTAGGTCGCACAACTACGATGGACGGCCAATATTTTTTGGTCTCTCCTCCATCGTCTACCCACTTGATTGTGTTCTTACCGCCGCTCAATATCTCCATCTTCGCTGTCCACTCAGCACGCTCGTCAGCACTTGCAATTCCCTCAGTGCCAACGCCCAAGACACGCTGAGACAAAGCACCTTCAAAGCCTCGCCTCCAAGCATCTTGCATTGCTAACGTCTCACCTAAAACACACTTTACGTCAGGTACAATCATTTATACCATCTCCTCGTCAATTTCTTCGGGTTCAGGAAGCGGAAACAACGACCTATGGTTGTTTCGCATGTCCTGTTCAAGGGTCTTTAAGTATTGTTGCCACTCGCCTACAACCTTAACGGATCCTTGAAGATTGACCCCTTCGTCTGAAAAATCAACGTTTATTTCTGTGATCCGTTCAATACCATTCTCTCTATCTTCTTCTTGAATTACATTAGTTGTATATATCATTACACAATCACCTCGTAATATGCTAACTTTACAGCTTTACCTTCTGACATAACATAAATTTCTCGATTTTCAGAAGGTAGCGGTCGAAATTCAACCGTTTGACCAGGTTCGATTATGATGCCTGCAGTGCTCGATATGTTCGAAACCCCTGCTCGGCATCGCATGTCAAGTGACTCGTTTGTGAGTCGTAAATACTTCCTACCTACAGCTACTCCCACTGTTGATGGAGTGTATGTGGCTGTTTTAACTCCGCAATTTATAGCGCTCATATTGGCATCCCTCCTAAAGCTACTAATTCAGCATTTGCTGCTGCAAACTCAGCTCTTATTTGAGCTGCGAGAGCCTTTTCCTTATAATGAAACGCTGAATATTTACCTGGCTCAACCTCGACATCTTCATCTTCTTGCGCCCACTTTTCTGCTTTATTCTCACTCGCCAGAGCATTTGCTTCTGCAGTTTCAGCTCCTGTTCTGGCAGTTTCAGCTGCAGTTTTAGCCGTCTCAGCTCCTGTTCTGGCAGTTTCAGCTGCAGTTTTAGCCGTCTCAGCTCCAACTTGAGCATCAAGAGCTTTCTCTTTATGATGTAGAGCAGAGTATCTTCCTGGTTCAAC